TGATAAACATCAGTATTATTACTAAGAGATAAAGTTCCTACAGGTAATTCACCGAATCCAGATTGTCCTGTAATTGTTTGAGTTACTGTAGTACTATCTGGTTTTGTCCAAACATATTTAACTGGCTCAGTTCCTGTACTATTTACAGTTAATGTAGGATTTACATCTACATAGTAAACAGAATCTCCTTGTATTTCAATGTCTGGTCCTGCATAATTTGGAGCTGCTACAGGTTCGGTAGTTTCATTTACAATATCAGCACCGCTAGGCGCTATAGTGCTTTGAGTTATTCTATTGTCTATTAAACTAGAATTATTAACTATATACCAACGCCCAAAAGATTGAAAAATCCTGCTATTTGTCATCCCTAAAATATATTTTAAAGATTCTTTAGCATTCATAAAAATTAAATTATCATCAGAAAATATGTATCTATCTACCTCAATATCGTGAAATATAGTGTCATTTACAGCGCCTCCACTTTTTCTAATTTGATTAGATATATACATTTGGAAATTATGCCCTGTAAGTTTTAAAATCTCTTTTAAATAAAAGAATAGTTTCTCTTTGCTATTTGTATTGCTAGTAGGAAATGGCACATTAAAAGAATCTAAAGTTCCTAATCCATCAATCGCTTCAAGAGAAATATTATAAGGCGTTGTAATTACAGCTTCTTTGTAGCCATCATTAACTAAAAAACCTTCCCAGATTACGTTATAAAATACTTCTCCTCCTAATTTCCCTTCCCATGGCTGATCGATTAAATTCCAAGGTAGCTCCTCTTTATCTATATCAGATCCATAGCTAGTATATTCTAACACTTTTACCTTATACTCTCTTTCGCCAGATCTATAAAAGTCATCATAAACAGTAGCATCTGTAACAAAAAGATTTAAAATACATCGAGATCCTATAATAGGCGAATATACATCATCATCAGCATCCCATTTAATCTCTACAGGATTTCCAGTACCTACTATTTGAGTAGGTTGTACCCCTGTATTAAAAGGATCTAAAACAAAATCTTTTTTATGTATCTCTATCTTAAATTTATTTTTCTCTACATCAGAGAAAAAAAGCTCATATTTAAGTCCGTATGCCATTATAATAATCTACTACGATTTTTTTCAGCTCTTTGTAATGCTACTACAAGATCCTGTCCTTGTATTCTAAACTCTCCTCCTACGTTAATGTTTTGTGATCCTGTGCCTCCCATCATTCCTTTTAATTTATCTAGGGGAGCGATTACCTCTGGATTACTTCTAATGCCAGAATACTCTCCCATGAGTCCTAAAGTAGGTCCAGAAACTATTCCTCCATTAGCAAACTCTGGCACTCCAGCAAGTGAAGAGAAAATAGTTTTAAAACTTCCCATTTTTGATACACCACCAGAACCAGCCGAAGCTCCACCAGTCAATACAAATAAAACAAGTGCTGCCGCTGCTGCTGCTGCCAATCTAATAATAAGTTTTTTTAGTCCATCCATTAAAGTTGAAAAGAAATCGCCTCCATTTGCTAATGCAGTAAAAGAATCCATTAAAATACCTCCAATTTGCATTCCCCAGAATTGAGTCAATTCAGCAGCTTTTTTAGCTTTAGTATTGTAATTTTCTAAAAACCCTTCTAATTGCTGATCTAATTCCTCAAACGACTCACCTAATACTAAAACACTATCTGGATCAAATGCCTCTGCTATATTGCTATTAAATGCATCACTAAAGGAATCCATAGAGGAAAGCTCTGCGCCTATAGATTCATCAAACTCTTTAACAAATTCTGCGGATGTTTTTTTAGTTTCTATCTCTAGCTTGAACTTATCTAATTTTATTTTTTTTAACTCCTCTAGTGATTTTGTTAAATCTTTAGTTTCCTCAATAGTTTTTTTCGTTTGACTTTCTAAACCATTTATAGCTAAGTCATAATTTTTAATTGAGTTTTTTGTTTTCTCTATCTCCTTTCCTAACCTTAAATATTCATCAGATTCTATTCCTAAAAGATTAGCGATAGCGCCCTGCTCCGCATCTTGTTGAGCTTTTAAAAGATCTAGTTTTGTTTTTAATAATTTTTGATTTGCTTTATATTGTCTTAAAGATGACTCAGTAGATCCATCGCTAGCTTTTTTAGCTTTTTTATATGCTAACTCATTTTTTTCTAATTCTAAATTAAGGTCTTTTATAGTACTTAATAGAGCTTGATGTTTAACTGTAGCTCCTAAAGCAGCTACTACAGCTCCTATAGCGACTACAATAAGCCCAGAGGATAGAGTAAGAGCAGCAAAAGCGGCGGCAAGCGCTGGTATAACTGTGCCAGCTAGATATAACAATGGTCCAGCGGCGGCAGCTAAAGCGGCAAAAATTACGACTACTTTTTTAGTCGTAGGATCTAAGTTTTGTAATGTGCTTACAAGTTGGTTTCCAAACTTTACTACCTTAATGAAAGCTGGCAATATTATAGCTCCAATATTAGCTCCTAATTCCTTCATTGACTCCTGGAATATTCTCATTTGGTTTGCCGCACCATCTGAGGTTCTCGCAAAATCACCTTGAGCATTAGTTGTCTTAGACATTACAAATTGATAGCGGAGGTTTACCTTTTCCGCTTGAGTCATTGCTTTTAATGTCTTTTGGATGCCTTTCTCTTGTGCAAACTGCTGCAAATTTACTTGAGTCATCACAATACCTAAACGCTTGAGCGATTCGGTTTCTCCAGTAAATACTCCATTCAAAGCGGTAGTAACCTCTTGAATATTCATATTTTTAAAAGAAGCTAAATCTCCAGCTAATCCTACTAATGCCTTAGACATATTAGCTGCCTCTCCTGTAGTGAGTCCCATTGAGGTACTCATATCCCCAAATAAAGCAGCCATATCTAAAGCAGTGCCTTGAGCGATACCAAACTGGCTTAAAGTTGTTTTGGCAAAATCTTTAACCTCTCCAGATGATTGACCAAAAGCCACATCTACCTTATTCATTGACTCCTCAAAATCGGATGCCATCTTAATAGCTGCGCCTCCTGCTATTCCTAGTGGAAGAGATAACCCTATCGATAAGCGCTTGCCTACTCCAGATACTTTAGATCCAAATGATTGTAATTTACCAGATGCTGTATTTAATGCTTTGTTTAGCTTACTAGCATCCCCTATAATGTCTACTTTTAATTTCTGATCTGCCATAGTACAAAAATACTAAAAAAAAAGGCGTTAGAATTTAACGCCTGCTGCAATAGCTTTCTCTTTAAAGTTTAAGTAATCCTCTTTAGTTCCTTTAGGTTTTTCCGCCTTATATATTTTATCTTGAGGTAATGGGAATAGTTTTTCTGGCTTGATCATTTGCTGCTTTTTCTGGCAGTTCACGTTATGAATCATGGTAGATAAATATCTAATTCTCTCCCATTCTAGGTTCTGTTTAATCATATAAGATTCACCCCTTAGCTGATTTTCTCGCCATGTGTGCGCCCAAAACTTATCTGGATCTATGCCGACTTGCCCAATATAATAATCTTCAAGGTCATCCCAAGTAAGGGAGTCGGCTATTTCTTTCCCTGGCTATTGGCTACTTTTTCCTCTTTACGATTTATACCCATATTTAAGTCATTGCCTAAAATACGAGATTCCATCATAGCGCCTATCATCTTCTCTAATTCATTCTGATCAAAATCCTCAAGCCATGCGCCTACCTTAAACTGATTGTAATCTATTTCATTTCCCTCCTCCTGGTCATAAGCTAAAATAGCTGAATAAACCAAAGCACGAATAGCTGAAATAGAAACGCCACCAGAAAATAGTTCTCCTATTTTATCTAGTGGCACATCCATAATTTCGGTAAAATTTGCCCAAAAATTCATGCTGAAATGTAGCGTTCTCTCACGCCCACCTAGCGTACTGGTATAATACCCTCTCCTTTTGTTTGCCATTATGTTTTACTTTTTATTAAGAGTTTATGCTCTTAGTGATCGCTCCTGTCAATGTTATAGATCCGCTGTAAGAAACTGGTGATTCCATTTCTGCGCTCATTTCTACACTAGATAAGAATCCCTCAGCAGTATATACAGCATCACCAGTAACGGCAGTACCAAATACACAAGTTAGTTGAGTTCTAGCTAGTAAGTAATCAGCAAGCTCTATAGCATTAGCAGTATCATCATAAGCGACTAAACCATCAAAAGAAAGCTCTCCAGACATAACCCCAGCGATAACTTCTTGAAATCCGTTGCTGTCTTTAGTTGTTGCCTCTGGAAGATCTCCATTTAATGTTAGTGAGCAGCTTGTAGTATGCCCTAAAGCTGTATCCTCAATCTTTAATATTAAGTTAGTTCCGTTAAATACGCCAGTTGTAGCCATTAGTTTTAAATTTTATACAAATATAGTGATTATTTATTTTTTAGTTTCTAGTTAAAAATAGAGTAAACAATTTTCCAAAGAATAAAGAAAGCTATAATACCTACAAAGATAACTTTGCCTTTTTCAAATATACTATCGCTATTCCATCCATTAAATACCCATTTAGTAACTTCTGCTTTTGCTATATCGTAATACTTTTTTATCATAATTTATTTTTTAGGTGGGTTATTCTTATCATCAAATTCCATAGCAGCTTTAAGGATTATTTTATCCATCATATTATCTTGGTTTTGTAACATTTCCTTTTGCAGGTTAATTACCATTTC